TTCGTCAACGCTCCATCACCTTGGAATGTCACACTTGCTTCAGTCATACCATCAAAGTTTGTTGTGATTGAATGACCAGTTATGATAACATTTCCAGATAGTTTTACACCAGTTGTCTCACCTGATGGGTATAGTTCAATAGCCACAGAACCGTTTGCTCCTCCGATTGCGTCGAATAGGCTTTTTTGCCCGTCGTCGTCTTCTCTGAAGAACAGGTCCATAGTGCCAGAGAACTGTTTTAGTCCTGGTAGATAAGATCTAGATACCGAACCCATAACAGTTGATTCGATAGTTTGTGTTTCTTGATCAATTGTGAATGATCTAACACTTGCTACCGCCGTTACCGCTGAGCCGTCATCAGAGAACTTAACCACACCAGATTCACCTGTGTATGTCGCTGTATTAGTCGCCATTTGTTGTCTCCTCTATGTTTAGATCGTCCGGACCAGGGAGATCTTTAACCTCTCGTTCCAGTTTGGGTTTTTTGGCCCTTCTGGGTCTTAAGGTTATTTTGGTTGTTGTTGTAGTAGATGGTTCTGTGGTCCAACCATCATTCAATCGTGCTTGAACATCCATTCCTCGCACCATTATTGAATTTTGTCCTTTGTATAATTTAATAGCCATTATAATACTCCTTTTTTGTATCTGTATATCACATCGCATAAAACAATTACTTCGCCCAATGGTAGTTCTCTTTCAACTACCTCAACATTTACTACTCTTGTTGTGACGTTGTGTATGTTTGTGTCTGCCAATGCAATATCTCTATCTCTGGAAACCTCTAATGTTTCTTCAATTCTTTCTACTATTTCATTTCTAAGTGTGTCAATCTCTGTGCCCCTCACATAACATCTTAATTCATATGATATTCTGCCTTCTCGCATATCAGTGGCAACATCTTCTCTGGTTTCATTTGATGTCACAACCAATACAGCAGGAAATTGTGTGATGGCTAATTTTTGCACATCAAAGAATACTCTTGAAACTAAACCTGGAGCAGGATTAGTCATATTCTCCAATTGTTCTGTTATGTTTTTTGCTATGTTTTCTCTTGCCGACATTATCTAATCAACCTACCCTTGTAAAATGATTGTTTTTCACTATCTGTAAATGTGCCTGAACTATCCAAGTCATAATGCACACCGTCTTTCAATATAAGGTCAAATTCTTCTTCGAACTTTGCCTTGTAGAATTTCATTTGTTCCTGGAATGAATCTCCATCTGGTTCAAATGTGCTTAATTTAGGATATATGTAGTAGGCTAAGACGTGATACACTGCGGCTCTAGTAAATTGATCTGAATTCAATCTACTTGGTGATAGTTTTGTGCTACCACCCAACACGGATATATCATATCTTGAAAATCCAGTTGTGGGCCACCATTTTACATTCAGTAGTCTGATGATGTCGTCGTAAGTTTTTTGGTGTTCTGTTAAAAATTCCTGTATGCCGTATTTCTTTACATCAGGAACATAACTTATTAGGTCTGAGTCTGTTGCGAATTGCGCCATTGTTAAAAGTCCTTCTTTTAATTCTACAAGGGCCTCCCTTGTGATACAGTTATTTATTGGATAAGTTGTAAGAAATTATCTTTCTTCATCACAGGCAATGACACATCTGGATTGCCATCGTGCACCACATATACTTCCCAATTTTTAAACAAGTTTTCTATTTTCTTTTTGCTGTGTGTGGTATATTTCCTTCTTGGACCTGTTTGATAGATATGATCAAAACTGCTGTCATCATTTAGGCCCCAATCACAGCCTAGGATATACACTGGTTGTTGAGGATACTTTTCAACTGCTACCCAACAAGCCAATACACCTGAATTGCCTCCACTTACAATTTGGTTTACAATAATATTCCAATTGGGCATCTGTGCATCTGACCTTGTGTAGTATTCAACACCCTCTTGCATTTTGATTTGTTCTACAACACCAATATCAAATGCCGCCACAGCATCCACTGGTCTAAGTTTTTCAATGTAGTTGCAACCTATTTCAATTGGTTGTCGTGGTAATGATTGAACAAGATCTTTTTGTGAAGGACCATTAAACCAAATTACAATTGACATATCAATATTTAACAGCCACAAAAAAAGGGCGACATAAAGCCGCCCTTTAATTTTACTAGCGTGGTATAAAACAATTAGATTGTGTTGTCCACTGCTATTTTAACACCATAAGAGTTATGTAGAACTGATACACCATATCTTGTTGATGCAACCACTTCTTCTGCTCTTAATGAAGCGTCTCTTTGAGTTTCAATTGCTATGTTCTGTGCAACCGCTAAACCTAAGGCGTCTCTTGCGAATACACCGTTGACTGAACTAGTCGCTGAATCTTGAACAACATTTGAACTTTCAAAAACGTCAATACCAGCAATTCTGCCGATGTAACCTTCAGACATTGCCTGATTAGTCACAGCAAGTGAGTTGCTTGGGTTTGCAAAAGTGTTTGTTAAGTTAGACTTCAACGCGAACAAAGACTCTGGAGAGAACACACCGTAGTATGGTCCAGGAACCGCATTTGATTTTAAAGTTGCATATGCTTTGTGTAAGTCTGCCACTGTTAATTCACTTTGCGTGTCTGTAGACGTGTTGATTGAAGTTGAAAAAGATGAGAACAAAGCCGTTAATGCTCTGTCGTGTCTTTTTGCAATCGCTTCACCAAATAACTTACCTAGGTCTGCGATAACATTTGATACTGAGTGGTTTTTAGCCATATCAGTCACCATTGTTCCGATACCTGCTTCAGTTAATGTGATGTCTGCTTTGTCTGTTGAAATAGCCGCTAAAGATATTTCAGAGTTTTCACCAACATCTGATGCGATTGTTTGTGCCGCGTATAAAGGAACTTGTAGAACCTTACCTGCGTTTGCTGGAACTGTAAAGTTTTTTACAAGTCCTGGCATAATTGAAGTTTCTGATGCAACGAACATCGCCTCTTGGACGATCGGTGCGATCAAATCATTCAATGTAGTTGTAGTTGTATTAGCCATTTTGCTAATCTCCTTTTATGTTAGAAGTTACACTATACGATATTTGGATAAATCTTCTTCCTCATCTCGGCGTATAACTTACGTTGTTCCGGATCCTTAAGATCCAGTTTGTTAATATCAACTTGTTTTACACCTTCAGGGTTTTGATTTGATGTTGCTCCCGAACCAGATGGTCCTGCTGAAACGAAGTGAGGATTGGCTCTTAACCAGTCCTGAACTGCATTGTCAATGTCCAACGGCTCACCAGACTCTGTGTATCTTGTGTTTCCTGTTTTTGGATCCACTATCTCCACTTGTCCGGTCTCTGACATCTTAACTTGGTCTCTCACGAGTTTTACCACTTGATCTGGATTGATTGCTTTGTGTTTGCTTGCCGCATTCAACAATGCTCCATCAACCTTGACCTTGTGTAGTTCTTCAGTCAAAGTAGATATCTTAAGGTTTGCCTTTTCAGACTGTTCTTTAAGAATCTTTTCAAACTCACCCTTCTTCTTCTGTTCTTCAAGTTTAGATTGCTCTTCTTGTTTGATCAGAGAATTGTAGTGCTCAACATCTACTCCGGAGAATTTCTTTGCCACTGATTGCTCGCCTGATATTCTGGCTGATTTCATTGCGGCGTTGAATTGCTCTTTCGTGTAAACTGGTTGATTGTCAGTTTCCTGCGTTGGATTTGTGTTTTTTGAGTCTTCTGTAGCAGGTGCAGTGTCCTGTGCCTTATTGACTTCCAATGTTTCGTCACTCATTGCTGTGTTCCTCCATTTGTTTGCGACGCTGGATAACGTCGATTAATGTTATTTATTTAGATGTTAATAGAACATATCGCTATCAACAGTAAGACCCCAGTCGCGATAATAAGTTGTTTTCTGTAATCGTGATTGTGCATCTTTCAACTTATTTAGGTCTTGTATGAATAATAGTGGTGCTTTTTGGAAACTGAAACTGACGCCTTTGTGTTTTCCTTTGTTGTCAGGATGGTCATATAGTATGGCGAACCTGTTGTTCTTCTTGTGTGCTTTTTTGCACAGGTTAGACAACTGTTTTTCTGTTATCTTGTGATTGAAATAAAGGATGACAATGTCCAGATGGAAAATATTAAAAAGGCT